CGTGTGGTGCCTATGGCTACCCCTGCGTCTCTCATGTTCTCTAGGAACGCAATACCGTCGTCTAGCTCGTCCTCGCTACTGTCAAAGTTAAGGATACCAAGGGTAGCATCGATGACCTTTATCTGTTCTGAGCGGGACAGGCTGCTACTAGACGCTTCCCAGTGGCTCTTAAGTCTCTCTAAATCTCTGTCCTCTGAGCCGTGCATACGGGCCAGTGAGCTCGCTAAGTTCGGCATGAGCACTTCTTGTTTATGCTCTTCGGCCATCTCTGAAGGTAACGTCTGTTTTAATTTATTAATATAAACAGAGGCTTCCTGTAAGAACCCAGTGCGCATAATAGCGTTTGCACTGAGAGTCGGGTCGTTCGTTAGGTAGTCGTCGGTGATCTCATTGATCGCGTTACTGATCTGACTGTAACTCGGCTTGTCTCCGTTTTCTCTAAGAAACTTAGTCTTAAACGCGTCGATACGCTCAGTGAGCACACTGTTAAACTCCACGTTCTTCTCTGCGCCCAACAACATCTTGGCGCGGTAGGTTGCCACAGGGTTAAGCTCGTAGTCGGACCTAAAGGCCTTAGAGAGGTTCACTTCGGCTTCTGGGCGTGCCAACATTCTCTCTTTTTCGGCAGGGTCCATGCTCGCGATTTGCTGCTGGACATCTAAGATTTGTCTTTCGTTCTCTGCGATCTGGGCGTCACCGTATTTCGCGATGATCGGGTTGACTTTACCTAAGGCATCAGCAAGGCGTCCTAGCGTAGTCTGTTCGGCCTTGGGTGTCCGTTGGACCGCCACCGAATACTGTCCTGCCTGTAGTTCACGCGAGGTGATACTAGGCAACGATAAGTTAAAATCGACCTGCTGACGGCGTTGTTGTTGTAGAAGTTCTTGTGGTGTCATCTAGTTTATCCTGTTGGTCTTGGTGTTCCTTTTGCCTGGGCGTCGATTGTAAGCTGGCGGCCTTTTGCCTTTGAGTAAGATTCAAGGCTTCCAAGTGCCGACGTTAAGGCTGTCCCTAAGAAGTCTGGTTGGTCAATCGGTCTATTAATATTAATAAAATTCTGTTGAGTCTGGAGCCCCAAGTCGCGGGCTTTAAGTTCATACGACTGGTCCGCTAGGGCTTGGCGTTGCTCAAAGGCAAAACTATGCTCAGCTACTTGTCTCTCTAAGTCTCTCATTTCAGCAAGGTAACTCGCAGACTCAGTGCTGATACCTGCGGCACCTGCGGCCACTTGTTTCCTCGCCATAGCCTCCATGCTTGCTCTGTTCGCCTGTTGGACCTCTTGGGCTACCCTGAGTGCATCAGCGGCTTGCTGTTGGCGTGTCGCCGAGATCTGCGCCATGTATCTCGCGTTCTCAGCGATCGACGCCCGTTTCTGCGCTTCGGCCTGCGCGCGGGCTTGTTGTGCCTGAGCGCCGAAACTCAGCATACCCTGGGCAACAGGTCCGAGAACAGAAGCTGTCCCTACGGCCTTCGCTAATAGCGACGTAGCGGCCACGTTTCCGCCGAGTAGCGCAGAACCTGCTGCACCGAATGCTAATGGTAAACACATAGTAGTTTATTTAGTTGTAATAATAAATTCGTAAAAAGCCTGAGACGAGATCTCTACTTCGCGTAGAAACTTAGCGCCACAGAACTTAAGCCAACGTATGGCCATCTTGTTGTCTTTGAGCACCACGTTAGAGGTGACCCCAAAGGGCTTAGAGATATACTGCACCCAGTCACGCGATGCCCTTATGAAATGCCTACGGTGCTTAGTGACATCCGGCGTTCCAAGCATCCAGATATACCCACCGTCTTTGGTAGGCCCTGAGCCGAACATAGCGAACGGCTTCTTGTCTCCATCGAGCGCCGCGTAAGTTGACCTGTCGGTCGTCAAGGCTAACATTAAGGCTTTCTTTGGCGTGCTGCCTAAGAGTGTGCACTCTAGGGCATCGTGGGGCCTCAGGTTATCTTTGAGCTCATGGACGTGGTGTATTGTCGCATGAACGATTGAACAGTCTCCGTAAGTCCTACTAGGCTCCATAGCGATTTGACCGGGTGTGAACAAAGGTCTCAAACTCAGCAGACTGGAGGTTACTAGGCTTAGCCCCATCGTTCTCTAGTTTGATCTCTACGTTTTCACTAGAGGTAAACACAGGGGCCCTAAAGAATCCGTCTTTGAGCTCAGTTCGTAAAATCTGTGAAGAACCTCCTGACGACGTAAACGACTCAGGGAACTCGTTGGTATACGTGTTGCGCTTGTCTGGTGTCACCTTGATCTTATAGTCTGAGGTTTGCGTGTGGTAAAGCGATAGGTTCTTTATGAACTGCTTGGCCGAAGCGTTAGGTGTCCGGGCTTGTCCTGCCTGGGCCTTAAAGATCTGCTCTGAGAACGTGTAAGAACTTGTGAACTCATAGCCTACCCAGACTGAAGTATCATTGTCCCACACTCCTGTAGCGTTTAGCGTTAAGTAAGTAAACGCACTACTGCCGCTACCTGACGTCTGCACAGTCACGGGGATCTTTACCCCTCTGTCATTGTAGACTGCAATACTAGACGTCGCTAAGTATGGCGTAGGGTTATTTGCGATTCCCGAGATTCCCGAGATGTTTTCTCTAAGGGGCAGTGTAGTCCCTGCAGTATACGTTGGGAAAACAATCTGATCATTGAAGACTAACGCAGGAACCCGCATGTCTAAGTGTGTAACATTGTCCTCAGGTGTCGTTGCAATCGATACGGATCTTCCAGTAGATGACCCAGAAACCGTATAAGTAGCGATCCCTTCGTCTTCCCCATCAAAGTTTAAAGGAATATTTAAAATAAAGGTTGAGGTATTAGCTGTGTCAGTGGCGACAATATACAAGGTCGAGTCGATGAACTCAAAGCCCCTAATGTTTACGTCAAAGTCCCACTTAAACCATGAGCTCAGAACCTTCTTGTTCTCGCTAAAGAAGTAACGATACATGTAAAGAGACTGGTCTTCGTCTTTGGACAAGATCCCTAGTAGGTTCTCTGAGAGTGACCCAGAGAAATACGTGATGTCCTTAGGGATATACCGAGGGGCTTGCTCAGTGATCTCGTTGGACTCATAGACGTCCGTGGTCTTGTTGAGCGAAAACTCTCGGATTCCTGTGTGGTTCCCTAAGTCAAATGGATAATAAATATATGAACCGACAGACACAGGGTCGGTCTCATCGTTGTATTCAAAGTTCGTAATGGGCTTCACTGAGACCGTCTTAGGCGTCAGCAGGTCTTCGCCTTTGAGAACAAACTGTCCGTTATTTGAGAACAGTATGAGGTTCTCTTGGGACGTAGCGGCAGCAGTAAGACTAACGACACGCTGCGCCTCAACAATGACGTCAATCGGGTCCGAGTCGAGAAGAGTTGTGACAGTGGTTCGTCCAAAGTTATACTCAAAGTCCCCTGAGCTATTACGCGCGCCTAGTCCCGCCTCTGAGAGTATAACGTTACCTTCACAGATAAACCCTAATCGGTTCTTGAAGAACACACTGTTCTGTATGTTCTTACCGACAAACGAAGCGAACGGATTAGAGATCTCATCGCCTACAAACTTAGGGGCCGTTTTGATCTCATTGATCTCAAACTTGTTTAATGATGTATTAGTAATTAATCGAGGCAGCGTGGAATTATCGTAACTCCTAAGTTGTCCAGGCGCGAACGTCTCGACCCACGCACCGTTCCCTATGTCTTGGCCGTCGGTTGTCTCAAACTTAACGTAGTAGTCGTCAGCAGATAACTCTTGGTCTCCTCGGACTTTAACTATAAAGCCATTTTTAGCGTAGAGTGGTAAGTCAGTAATCGAACCGACTTCCTTATAGACAACGCCGAGTGCACCGTCGCCGAGACCGTCGTGGCCTCGGATCTCAAAGTCCCCTTTGCCGGAGCGCCGTGTTAAAACAATAAGGTTACCTGAGAGCTCAATGTTAAAATCAGCATTACCCCCGCTGTTGTTTATCCCGCTGAACTTATCAGAGAAAGCAGCAGTGTTGTGTGAATTACTATTAACAAGGATTCCTGCAATAACTGAAGTGTCTGCGTTATATCCATGTGAATCGTCCTCTGACGTTATAAACACATTATTAGTAACTGTCCCTGCTGTAGCCACTGCTTCGCCAAGTTCCAGTGTGGCTGGGATTGAAATCGTATCTCCTACGTTTTCGTTGTTTCCGATAGATAACGCAGTCCCTACGTTTCCTCTTGAAGCTGAGGTGACTACTCCTGTTGCTGCGTTTGTAACGCCTACAACTAGCGTGGAATCGATGTCACCTGTCGTTCTAACAACCTTTGAACTATAAGTGCTAGGGAGACTAACAATAGTATAAGTTTGGCCGTCAGTATACCCTTGTCCCCCATTAGTAATAGAGGCGACGGATGTTAACACGTAATATGAGTTTCCCCTGTTGCTCGTCCTGCTATATGTAAGGTTTACCTGTGCAGCGACTGGAGACGTAGTAGAATAAGTAAGGTCTACTGCATATTTCTTTTCGTAGTCGCCTTGCTTAACAAAGATCAACGCCTCTTTATCTAAGGCAGCAGCGCGAGACGATTGGTCTGTCGCGACTGTCTTTGCGCGGTTAACAAGAAAGGTGCCGTCAGAAACAGTAGAGGCCCTAAGAAGACTACGGGGGGTTCCGACCGACGATGGGATGTCTAGGTAGCTTCCAGCCGCCGGGGTGTAGCCGCCTGTGGCCCCATTGATAGACGCCTCGGCTCCACTGAGCACATTGTAAGCGTGGAACTTATTGCCATCGTGGATCATGACGTAGCGCTCAGTTTCACTTCGGTTAACAAAGTGAACAAAGCTGTCCGCTGAGATCGCAGAGTTCGTCGAGAACAACTTCTTAACAAACCTAGTGCCGTTGCGCTTAGTCAGCCCATCAACAACACTGCTCATGAAGTTAACCTGTTCGTCGCATTGCCCAGAGAAGCGCGTAGCGTCTGGCTGCTGGCTAACCCCCTGGATAAGGTTTGGTAATGATGTATTAATTAATGGCATTAGAGAATGTCGTAGTTTCGGTTGACCCCGAGGCAAGACGCAACGTCATAGTTATCAAAGATAGTCCTGTCGGCTCCTTGGCCATCGGCTTCTTCGAGGTTATAGCGTGCTTTGAGTTCATCCCGTAGGATCTGTTGCTCAAGCTCCTGAGACCCGACGGTGCGTGCCTGGAAGACCCTTGAGGCTTTGAGTGTAATGTATCGCCGTGCTTGTTCAGGGAGATCAGTGAAATCTAAAAGGAACATCAACCTGACGTCAATGTCACTTGTGAAAGTAAAGGTGTTGTCTTCACGGTTAAACAGTTTACCGCCGCGCTGCACAATGTCCTTAGAGTGATCTAGGGTATCTACGTGCATAATGTCAGCCGCGAGAACAATCTCATTGCTACTGTTAGGGCTAAGCGTCTGCTTATTGACCGTATTGAAGTGCCATCCCTCTGACTGAACCTCGCGACTAACCTCGTCTAACACAGTGATCGCGGTGACCGCAGAGATAGGCAGTGAGGTAGTGACAGTGATCTGAGTCACTGGGCTTTCACCTATGGTGCTCAGCATCGTATTGACAGCTTCGAGTTCTGTAGTGAGTGGCATAATAATATTAATAAAATGAAAAAATACCCCGTCCCCAACTTAATGAGGACGAGGCATGAATTTAGGGTGTGCTCTTAGGTAGCAGCAGATGAAGTGGTGTTAACCACAACAGCAGACTCAGGGCGAAGAACGCCGAGGCCCATTGCATACTTAGCAACAAAGAGAGTAGACTGACGTTCAATCAGATACTCAGACTCAGTCGCAAGGTCGAGGAGCTTAACGCAACCAACAGCAGACGAGTGTCCAGCAACGAATCCGCAGTCATCTTCAGTAGAGGAGCCGATTCCGCCGTTAGCGATACCTGCAAGGTCACCGTTGTAACCAGCGTCATCGTTAGCAACATCAGTGGCTGCAAACGGAGAGTTCGCTACGTTTGCGTCGTCAGCATTCTGCCCACTAACAGCAACCTGAACACCGCGAAGGTGGGGGCTCTTGTAGAGCTTGATACCAGCGACTTCCACAATGCTACCTTTAGCAGCGTCAGCAGAGCCACTTGAAGTGTCCTTGTTGATCGCTGTGCTATCAGTAGTAAGCAGCTTGTAGTATTGGAACGGAGTCAAGATAGCAAAGCGGTCCTCAGATGGGACTTCTTTTTCATCAAGTGCCTTCGCGCAGTTAAAGAGCGCAGTGACAAGCCCAGCGGCAGTTGAAGTGTCTGCGTTGAGAAGCTCAGTTCCAGCGTTTCCTCCAGTGAAGTTAGCAGTGCTAGTGAGACCAGCAGCAAACAACGTCTTAAGGATCTGAATGTCCATACGCTTAGCCAGTGCTTTACCAAGCTCAGCAGAGTAGATAGAACGAAGGTCATAGTGATTCTTCAGTTCATCAATGCGTGGAATCAGAGACGAAGCGACAAGCATGTCGTCAATGTTGATTACTTTCTCGTTGTGAGCAATCTGAGACAAGTAGTTACCAGAGCCCAGGAGGTCGTCCCCGGCTTTGTGATACTTGGCTTCAGCGTTACCTGTGACAGGGAACTGAGCAGATTTACCACTAGAGATAGTGCGAGTCATGATGAGGTCTTTAGCTACGTTCGTTTCGTTGAACGCAGTGAGGATCTCACCGCTGAATACTTTAAGGAACAACGCTGCGTCAGCTGACAAAGCGCCAGCAGGCAATGCGCGTCCCCCAGTGCCATTCACCTTACCCGGAATGGTGGGATTATTAGATAGTGCCATAATAAGTTATAGTTATAGTTTTGGTTTCTTTCGTCTGTGGACTTCAGTTTCTACTGTTCGCCGCAAGTTGTCCGACGCATCGGGCTTGGTGGTTACTAGTCTAGTCACTTCAGTTTGGTAGACTCAGGGAAAATTTTAGTTAAATACATCTAGCTGTCTTATGCAGCTCCTGATGATAGTATAAGTGGTTCGGTTAGTGTCATCGTCGTCTTCGTAGGTAGGATGCCACGATGTAATATTAATAAATGTTTTATCTATATGCTCAATGACTCCGTAGACAGTGCAGACCAGGGGCTTCCCTAAGTCTTGCGCGTGGTCTAAAAAGACGACCCTAGCGATGTCTCCAAGCTCTACTTCTTGATCCGCAGCTTCACACGAGCAGCAGGAGTGTTTGCAACAAACTGCTTCCCCTTCGCACCAGCACGTTTCTTCTTGCGTGCAGTGGAGGCTCTCTGGGTCTGGCTTAGGCTTTTCGCTTTCGATGATGGAAGACATCTGTCTGGATTTTTCTTGTTCTTTGAGGTTCCGCATGGTCCTTTGATTTTACCGTCGGTGCCTATTCGGACCCAGTTCTGCTTTCGCCAGTTTGCTAGTTCACCCACGTTTCTTTTTGATTTTAAGTTTAGACCGCTTTCCCTTACCGTAGTTAGGGTCTTTGCAGTATTTTGATGCCGCCATGTTAGCGTAAGCACTCGGATACTTATCGAACTTACGCTTAGCCCATGCTATTCCTTTAGGACATATTTTAGCCATGCTTCAACTGAAGGTTACTTGTTCTTTCACTTCTTCTTTTTGATCACAAGACCAGTCCGTTTAGCTGCTTTCTTCGCTGCTTTTTTACCAGCAGCCGTATAGGCGTATTTCTTTTTTCCAACTTTAGGCATAATTTTATATAGTTAACATTTCCAGCGCCTTAGTGCTAACGCTTTGCGTGTAGGGCGTCCCTTAGCGTCTTTCATGGGGCCCTTAACGCCACTCATGCGTGCACAGAACGA